CAATATTCTTTTAGTGATTCAACACTATCTCTGATCCTTCTAATTGTTTCAACATCAGTATACTTCTCTAAAACATCCTTTTCAGCTTCAACACTCGATTTCACTTTGTATATTTTACCAATATCACTGTCAAATATACTGATCAATTTTTCTGACAAAACTTTATTCTTTTCCTTTAACGAAATAATAAACAGTCTTTTCAACACTTTCATGTAATTCTTTTTCTCATGGTACTTTTTGACTTCTTTCGCTAAACTGGGAATCGTGTCTATGGTGGTTTCCTTCTGGTTTATTCCTTTTCCGTCTTTCTTGAACTCGAAAACATTGGAATACGGAGTAAAAACACCATTAAAATAATATACTATTTCAATCTTTATCACGGATTGTTGATTAAGTATATCAGTAAATCTGTATTCGCCTTTACGATTATCAATTACTTCATCAACTTCCCATTTCAACGCTTTACCCTCTTTATCGACTCCTGCCATTAGCTCAATAAAATACAGGTTTTTATTGGTTTTGAATTCACGAAACATCTCACAAAATGACTTCCAAACATCGACTTTTAGCGTCTCAAAGTTACTGTGTACATTCACGATGCTAAACAAATCCACATCATTGGAGTATTCAAATTTCATACTTGCCGATCCCACAACATCTGGAATACAACGAGGATATGATATTAACTTGACAACTTCCTTTGTTACATCACTATATTCATAAGGTCTTTTCTTTGTTATCGCTTTCATATATATTTGATTGTGAATATAATTTTCTACAATAAATATATAATTATATATATGTCATTTAGTTTTAATCTTAATGATGATGGACGCCCAATATGTATTATTAAAGGTGGTGAATATGATGGAAAAGTCGTGTGTTGTGCAGAACATAAAGAAGGAGGCAGTAAAGATACAAAGAAGAAGAAATACGTAAACTTTAGCAGAATGAAGTTAGATGATGGTAATTTTGCCCCATATCCAAACACAAGTTCTGAGCGTGACATTGTGTCTTGTTTTGGTCCAAGTGGTTCAGGCAAGTCCTATTTTATTAAGAACTTCGTACTTGAGTACCATGAAGAGTACCCTAAAAATCCAGTGTATTGTATTTCGTTAGTTGAAGATGATAAATCATTTGCAGATATTCCGTACATTCAACGTTTAACTGTAAATGAAACTTGGAAACAAAAGCCATTAGAAGTCAAGGATTTTGAAGAAAATTGTTGTATAATATTTGATGACACTGACACAATCAGAGACAAGGATATTAAGAAAAACATTGATAATTTGAAGAATCAAGTTCTTGAAACAGGCAGACATGCGAACGTAACTGCACTCATTACGTCACATTTGGCATGTAAAGGCAATGAAACAAAGGCTCTATTGAACGAATCGCATATCATAACAATTTATTTACAATCTGGAAGTAATTATAATTATTTATTAAATAAATACCTTGGACTCGATAGCAAACAGATAAATAAGTTGAAAACCATGAAGTCTCGCTTTGTTTCAATTGTTCGTGGTTATCCAATGATCATTTACACAGAACACGAAATAATGTTTTTAAATGACATTTAAATTTCTGCGTTTATTATATAATGGATAAGAAAGACTTGTATGACGCTTCACATTACTCACTTTCTGATGGAGACATCAAGAAGTATTTAGGCAGTGGAACAAAAATAATCAAGTACGAGGAGCTTGACAAATACAATTCGATTACAGAATTATTACCGAATGACAAGGATTTTGTGGTTTTGTTATTCGAGCGAGAGCCAGATGTTGGACATTGGGTGTGTGTAATCCGCAATAAGAAGAGCATTCTGTACTTCGACCCGTACGGAAATCGTGTTGATAAGATAATGGTATGGAATTCAAACTATATGAATAAGAAATTGGGTCAAGATTTTCCGTATTTATCATGGTTACTCAATAAAGCCGTTGACGATGGATTTAAGGTCACATTTAGTGAAGTTAAATTTCAAGATGAGAAGTCAAACTTTACAACTTGTGGTAGGTGGGTATGCTCTGTTTGCTTTTACTTTATGCACAATGAACATCCTACGCTCCGAGGATTTTACAATAAAATAGTTGATCTAGGGCGTAAGTTCGAATTAGTCCCCGATTTGGTTGTTACAAAAATTATGGAATAAAAATAAAAATATAGTATATATTATATAAATGAGAAAAGCATTATATTTTGGTTTTATTCCCTGTTCGAAATTTAATATACTACCTGCCGATTTAGAGTATTTGTATATTTGTGATTTAACTATGAAACAAATGGATGATATATTTAACTTGGAATTACCTGTGACACTAAAGAAATTAGCAGTAAGTAATTTGTGTTATAGTAATGGTGATAGCGTATATGATAATCGAAGTCGTATAGAAGTATACTGTTTAAATACTCTAATACAAAAAATTCCATTTGGATGCGAAATTGAAAATGTAGTAGTCAAAGATGATAAAATGTTTATAAATGATAATATCAAAGAAGTCCAGTGCATGGATACTATTTTACGAGTGAAGAAAGATATAATCAACAGAAAGTATATTGAATTACCCAAATTATCTTTACATAATATTAAAAAACATGAAAACTTCACATTTTTATAATAATCTATTATATACGACAAATTTGGTTGTTACAAAAATTATGGAATAAAAATAAAAATATATAGTATATATAATATGAATAAAACTGAAATTAAAATCAGGTATTGTGATTTAGACTCAAGCAATATTAAATTAAATAAAATATACAATAAAGTTATTTTGTTTTGTGACTGTGGAAATAATTGTATAAAAAGACAGGAGAATAATTACAACTTGTTAACAAAATGTGTTGATAGTATCTCAATGAGCATTAATGGTAATAATATTACTAATACAACAATGAATGAACTATATAATTTGTCGAAATAAAATACCAATGGTATATACTATAATATGACAAAATACAAGATATTCAAAATAGAATCTCAAAACAAAGATAAAGTCTATATTGGTTGCACTTCAAAAAAATATTTCTTTGATATATTCGATTACTACAGTACATTGTATAGACAATACAAGGATCTATCGCTAGAGGACTATTTGAAGAAATACAAGAGTAAACGGAAATTTTTCCCAATATTTGAGGCAGGGTATCCTAGATGGCAAATTCTCCGAGAAGTAGAAGCAACTAAAGACGAAATAAAACAGATAGTCCGAGAGATAAAACGAGAATATCCTAATGACTACTTGGGATTATTATAATTTCTGTAACATTGTGTATGTAATAATTTAAACAAACTAATACATGCATACTTTTCTACCAAATATAGTATGAAAATATAATATATAATATAAGATTATTTTCTATGATTATAATATATCATAAACATTTATGCCGTATGATAAAGAGACTGCAAGAAAATACGCAAATGAGTACTACGTGAAGAACAGAGAAGCAGTGTTAAAGAAACAAAAAGAAAAGTTGGCACGTACTATGCCTTGTGACTTTTGCAGAACAAATGTGAAACTTGTTATGTTCGCTAAACATTTGGATAGTTTCCTACACAAAAAGAATGCTGTCAACTCATTAAACTTGACAAATGATGAACTTGTTAGGATTCTGAAGGATAAACTTTAAATTTAAAATATATAGTATATAATATGAACAAAAATATATTCATCATTGAAAACAGAAATTATGGCGAAATACCAATGGAGACAGATATACTAATTATATGGTATCCAGTAAAGTTAACCAATATTCCAGTTACAGTTAGTCAAATCTATCACGAGAAAACTAGAGGTATGAATTTGTATAAAAGTAAATGGAAAGTTCCGTTCGGATGCTCTGTCAATAGTTGTAATAGATGCTGGGAATGCATCTGTGGAATGCGTAGTTATTATTTCTACTTTGAAACTGATGATGAAATACATTTGTCTGTAGAACAAAATAATACAGGGCGTTATAGTTCAACATATACAGTAGAAGTCAATGATACAGACAAAAATAAAACTTATTACAGACATTTTGTGTATCGCATTTAATTCTTATACGATTTGTATTTTGACATTTTTTGTTTGATGTCATTTGATTCCTGTTGGTTTTTTGCCTGTTCAAGCATCTTTTTGAGGTGCTTGTATGACCTGTTATGTTGTGCTTTTGATATTTTCATTATCGTGCAGTCACATAGTGGACAGTGATGTTCGATGTGGGCTATTTTTTGTTGATATTTGAGGATATGTTTTTTGCTTTTTTGATAAGACATGAATTATATTCTATATATAATATATACATATTTTAAATACTCTACATTTGAAAACAATTTAAAGAAATACTGATATATACTGATATATACTGATACTGATGGATTACAAAAACGCAAAAATTTACAAACTCATTTCTTACCAGGCAAATGACATTTACATTGGTAGCACTTGCTCCCCATTGTACAAAAGGTTACATGAACATAAATCACACTATTTAAAGTGGCAAGAGCATACATTTAATTATATATCATCTTTCGAAATTGTAAAACACGGCGATGCACAAATACTACTAATTGAAGAGTTTCCATGTGACAATAAAGACCAACTAAGAGCAAGAGAAGGACATTGGATAAAAACTCTCGAATGTGTTAATAAAAAAGTGGCTGGACGAAGCAAAAGACAGCACTATGAGGACAATAAAGAAGAAATTCTTGAAAAATGCAAAGCGTATAGAGATATACACAAGCAGGAAGACAAACAGCGTCACCATAATTACTACGAACAACATCAACAGAAAATAAAAGCCCGATCCAAAGAATATTTTGAGAATAATAAAGAAAAATGTTCCCGATTACGTAATATCCGAACGCAAGTGAATTGTGAATGTGGGGGTCATTATGCTCAGAGATGTAAGAAAGCACATTTAACTACAAATAAACA